GCGCCAACTAGTAAGGATTATTTTCTCCCGCCCTAGTTGTCAAGCAAGAAGCAAAAGTCTAGCATCCCTGATGGGAGTAGCTTTGCCCGTCCTGAGTTAGTGTGCGCTCTAATTTGCCATTCTACGGCCTCGTAGTCAACTCCATATCGTTCCATGAAGAAATTTGCTGTTTCTTCACAAACGTCGTGTTGCCGTTCAGAGTTTATCTTGTACTTGTTAAGTATTTTAAACCTGTCGTCAACAACCGGAGTTTTATCGGTGTCCCGATTACCGTACTTGGCTAGTACGCGCAAAATCGGCACGTGGTTGTAATTGTGCTGATACCCTTTATAGGTACCTATTACGTCTATGTCTCTAAGCAGTTTTGTTGCAAAACCCATCTTCGGGGCCAATCTGCCTATCTTAGCTCCCAAAACTCTTTTTCCACCCTCTACGGGCCAAAATAGACCAGAACAAAATTCGGCTTGAGCGAGTATTGTTGTAACCTTCATCTTAGGTACAAACCCGAACTTTCGAATTTCGTCTGCGTAAACTTTGGAAAAGTTTGGTCGCAATAGAGAACTGCGCACAATCAGAAACATGTCGTCACCCAGCACTATGACTCTGTACTCCATTATCTTTAGAACTACTTCTAAAATGAAAGCACAAGTTGTGCCTGTCAACAAACTGTTTCCACATGACGTATTTGGATCTCCTGATTTCTTACCAAATTCAACCTGGTATTTTAGACCAAAACGTGAAGTTCCACTAGTATACTTTTGTGCCTTAAAAGTCCTATATGCATCTTCACAATGTTCTATACCTGCTGTTTTGTATATGATTTTCTCTGTGGTGTAGCTACCTCTCTGCTGCGTGCAATCGAATCTAGACATGTCACACTCCACGAAGGATACCTCTCCTTCGCCTCCCATGTCATTTATCGACTTCACACACCAATCGCCTAATTGTTCTGCAGTCATGCCCGAAGCATAACAAACCCTATTCTGATAGTTCCAAGCCTTTTTCAATCTTTTATTGTAACTACCGAACCAGGGACCTGCCGCAACATTGGCCTTATGGGTGGCCGCCTGTATTGCTCGAACGTCGAAATCTTCTGTACCGTCTATCGTCGACTTGTTGTACTTTTCAATCTTCGTGAACATTTTACGGACAAAATCACCATCGTCCAACCCCTGAGATCCAATCTCGTCACGTGCCCTCACGTGCTCCTTCTGCCGTCCAGGAGGGAATCCAGAGTTCCAATCATCAAATTCTAATGGCTCTACGGGGCCGTCTCTACTAATTTTCTTCAATGATGTTGGAACTTTTGAACTGGAGTCCAACCACTGCCAAAGTTTCCTCCACTGAGCGATATCTTCTTTTTCGATAGTCTTACATATCCTATTGGCTATTGCTATATGTTCGTGCTCTTTTGTGTTCTCTGGCACAACCGGAATATGGTCTGAAAATCCCAAACCTATCTGGTGTGTGCGTCCTTTGCGTGGTTGCTTTGTGTCAAACGCGTCTTTTATCACTGCTTTGTTTCTTAGTGGTTCGAATTCACGATCCACCTCAACACGCACGTACGATCTACCTGGGTTGACGTACGCACTCGATCTTATCGACGACGCGCCATTGGCATTGTTGTACCTATCCACTGGGTCCTCTTGACCTTCTCCTGGACAGAAACAACAATATGATGGCGGTGTTTCAAAGCTGAGTAGCGATGCTAGTCGAGCGAAAATTCCTTTGTTAGTTCTAAGCATATAGTCTAACACACCAGCTTCAAGCGCGGTATATCGTGTGAACGCCATAGCGCTAACGACGACAACACACTCGCTTCTGACGTGTTCTGGCATCTCTAATTTCTTATCACTTAGGTGTTTCCGCGTTCGGTTGACACACTCCTGATACAGGTCCTTTGTGCGTGCTCTTCCAACGAGCTCAGCAGCTACTTTATCGATAACCCCCTTAGGGATTACCACCTGCTTGTCGTTAGATTGCAACATCATCAAAGGCCCGCAACTAATAAATCTGCTCTCCCTTATTAGAGCAGCCTCATAACCGCACTTGATTAAACCATGTTTCTCTTCTGTGGAACCCGTGAGTTCACCATAGAAGGTATGGTCCATAAGTGCGCCGCTAATCGTTTTACCACGTGTTACAGCTGCAAGCCCTGGCTCACACTCTATAAACGTAACTACGTGGCTATCCCCCCTCTGCTGCATGTCCCATGACATTGCCATGCCATGCTCCTCATAATACAGTGCGCGCAACCAAACCGGATCTGGATGCACATAAGCACTAGCATTACCTTTGACTTGCATCTGAATATTACCATCAGAGAGCTTAGTATATTCGGCCTCCGCGTCTTTTCCATAAGCAAAAAGCTTACCATAAGGAGCGTCGAATAAGTGCACGACAGCCACCAGCAATTTTCTTCTCGAATTCTTCACTAACGTTAACACGTCACTAGGTGACAGGTAATACAGTGAATGAATTGAGGTATATGCCGCTGGCCTAACGCATCGACATTCTTGCACCATATGACGGCACCAACTCACGTTGGACCTAGGTACTACGAATGTGTGCATGTGCTTACCTTTCTCGTTTACGTACTCCTCGGAGAGTGCTAACCATTTTGCATTACGGTTGTTGTCTTCTGGAGAAAGGGTCGGGTTACAGGAATGAACTATCCTGCCCGCAGCTACATGCCGCTTAACGTTTCCACCGATATC